CTCAAGTCCCTTATGGATAAAAGTTCCCATAATTGCTGCTGCGCTGGCATTACGGTCAGTCATTGGTGTACCGATTGTGATATGGCGCGCACGTTCACGGCACACCATATCTGACGGTCCAATTAGACCTGATACGGATTGTTGGGAACGCTCAGACTTAGAATCAGCATCTGCTAGATCAAGCCAAAAACGTTCCGCATACTCACTCGCTTCCATCAGTTACCGGTTTGCCAAGAATGTTAACGCGCTTTAGTTGCTGGGGAACTCCGCCTGATTGCTCGGGTGATTTAGTTTTGACGACTTCAGGTTTGGATTCTTCTTCTCTACTCTCCTCAGCATCAAGGACAGCGCGAACAACAGAACCTGTTCCGCCATTATTGTAAAGCGATAAGCCAAACTGATCGCCCAAGTTAATGGCACACCGTTTGAAAGCTTGAGATTCAGCAGTTTTAATTGCCATGTCGTGAGCGTCAGCTCGGCTAGGATTATTCTGCGAATCACCGACAGCGGCTTCGGTATAAATGGCATCTTCCAGTCCTCCAGTAAAAATAGTTAGACGCATAGTTGCGCGGTAGGCAACAGTCCAACGTGTCTTGCCATCTTTTTCGATGGAAGTTTCAAAGATTGGTTCCATGTCAACCAATTCAGCGCTCCAGTTAGCAAATCCAAAAATGCGGATTAAGTGAGCGCGTACATCCCAGGCTTCTAAATGAGCAAACCCCTTACCATCTTTACCAACTCGACTAGGGTTAATTCCCTTTAGTAGTTGGTCTGTCTGATTCTTTCTTAGACTCATGTAAGAATCTCCATCTCCTCGTTGACTGACCCAAAGGCCATGTTTAGCGCTGTTAACGCTGCTTGCCGGTCTATTGTTCCCAGCTCAAAGATCAGTTGTTCTACAGTGACCCTTGGTAGCACGTAATCTCCGAACAACGTGCGAATGAAGTTAAACAACAATTGCTGTTCGTCTAACTCGAAATAATGCCCTTCAGCCCTGTATTCACTGGACGAAACGCGATCAGGATCTATCTCACCAAAGAGACTAGATACCCTTAGTAATTGATTAACTGCGGTAGTAACACGATAGTTACCCATACTCTACTCCTTCCCCTTACGGGGTTCCATGGGTCTAACCATACACGTTGCCACCGACATGTCAATTAGCGTAGTGGGGTGTGTCGCCACTAGGATAAGGCTATGAACGTTACAGAGTACCTCCAAATAGATGATCCCCTAGAGCGCCTAGCTGCGCTGAGTGAAGAAATCCGCATACGGCAAGAAGAAGTACGAGAACTTTCAAAGATTCGCGCTGCTGCTGTATGCGAGGCATACGAGCAGAAACACCGCCCAGCAGTCATAGCCAAGGCAGGCGGATTCAACGAGTCACGCATGCGCCAGATTCTTGTCCAGGCTAAACACCAAAAGACTTATGACTGGTCAGAGAACTCTAAGGCAACGCAGTTTAAGAAGCCTACTGATTACTAATCGTCGTTGTCGCGTAGAGGAATCGTTAGTAGCCACACAACTAATCCGCCCACAATAATGTATCCAGTTATTAGCTGGGCTGATCCTGTCAATGTTGCATACGCTATGAGTAAACCAACAAAAGTGTAGGTTTCACCTGTGATTTCGCGTAGGTATTTCTTTATCCACTTAATCATTTGATCCTCCTAACCTGCGCTACTTGGGTCACAATCACTGCTGCGACTACTGTGTTCTGAGAAGTTTCGCGTTCTTCTTCGGTCATGTCAGCGCCTACGTTCTGAAGCGCTTTGAGTGCTTTGCCAGGATCGCTAAACACTGTGGATAACAATTCAGTTGGGGTATCAAAGATCTCGATAGCGTCAGCAACTTCAGCGGTAAGAATGACACCGTTCTCCAAAGTGATTGGTGTGTCCGGTGGCAAGTCTTCATAGTCGAGACCAGAAGCCAAGAAATCCTCAAAACTTACAGCTTCGCCAGGTTCTAGTTCCGCCAGTAGTTCTTCTACAGGTGCTACGGTTGGCTCAATAGGAGGTTCTAATGAAGGTTCAGGCGTTGGCTCTAGTAGTTCTGGCTCTGGTTCACGCTCGACTGTCGGTTCTGGTTCTGGGGAAGAAACTGGCAGTGCTTCTGGCGCTGGCTCTGGTGTTGGCGGCAATGTTACTTCCGGTGTTGGTTCAGGCGTTGGCGTCGGTTCTAAAGTTGGAGTAGGCGTAGGACTTGGAATTTCTGTAGGGGTAGGCGAAATCGTTGGTTCAGGAGTTGGCTCTGGTGTTGGAGTTTGAGATGGGACTATTGGTTCTTGAGTGAAAGATGATGGAGTTGGGGCAGGTGGGACTTCAACAGGAACTCCACCATTGACATCAAACGCAGCTTCGATTGGAACTACCTGCTGACCACGCTCAAAACGAATACCACGACGTAGATCTGTTGGCGCATTGAAGGTAACAATTTCTCCATGCCATCCGCCAGTTTCAAACTTATTGATTACTAGGCGGATCTGAGTTAATTCGCCAGTGGATTGTGGGAATGGTCGAACGCTCCATTCAGCGCAGAAAGTATTTGCAGTTGATCCAAACGATAGATAAGCACCTTCTCCAAAAGTAACCCAGTCGCGTCCGGCAACGCTGACTGAAGGTGTCTGTGGGTAATCCCAATAAGTTCCATCAGGTGACCCAAACGTCAAAGTCCCATTAGTTGAAATGAAAACATTCTCGTAATCAACGGATCCAAGAGTGAGCGAAAACGGCAAGTTAGCAGGAAACGCGCTATCGTCATCACCGGTGTATGTGTAAGTGTTACAAATTACCTGAGCTGAGGCTGGGGAAGTTATTGCAAAGATTCCAACCATCAAGGCAACCATGCCAAGCCGGAATAGTTTTCTCACTAAGGTTGCCACCACTTAAACTGTCGCTCATCTGAGTAGCATTTGCCACCCACGACTTTGTACTGCGCAACAATTGGATGGTTAGTCTTTGATTCCCACCACATAGTTCCTTGCCAGTCTTTAGTTGTCTGTTTGGTAAATGAAAATGTTGTAGTGCCAGTGGTATCTCTACCTTCTGGAGTCAAGCGCGCTAGGCGCAACTTTACGTACTTAGGGCGCTTTTCGCAGTTGATGTGCAGTTGGACAAAGAATAAAGATCGTTCTCCACCTAGTACGAACGGATCGCAACCAGCAAAAGTCTGCCACTTACCAGTGACATTTTGATCTGCTTCTACTTTACAAAGACCAGATTTTTTTGCAGTTGAAACTACGTAAGGTTCTGCTGACTCGGCTTGAGATGCTGATACCGAAAGCACAAGTAAGCCAGCGAGTACGAGACTCGCAGCCTTACGCATAGTTACGACCCTAGGATTGCAGCTGGATCTAGATCTTCGCTTGTACTCCAGCGAGGTCCATTTCTGAGTTCTACGTGAAGATGGGGGCCAGAGGAGTTACCTGTATTACCAGACTCAGCAATGTGCTGACCCTTGGTTACTTTGTCTCCTGGCTTTACTAGCGCCTTTGAAAGGTGTGCGTAGATGAACCAACCGCCATCTAATTTTTGGACCAACTGGGTACCATATGCGGAACCCCAGTTAGCGCTTTCAATTTTTCCGTCAGCAACAGCAAGTACATTAGTACCAGTTGGAACAGCGTAGTCACAGCCCGTGTGGTAACCTTTTGACCACATCTTCCCTTTTTTCTTATATGGGGTCGACGGAGTCTTACCTGCAATTGGGGATGCCATTAGCTTTTTTCCTTCTTCTTTGCAATCTCAGTGAATACAGCTTGGATTTCTTCGTCGTCTAACTTGCCATCCTTGATGAAGCCAAGAGCAAGTGCAGCGGAAACGCTAAGTACGGCAGTGCCGGCAGCTAGAAGCGCGGCCTTAAGTGGTTCGATTCCAGCGATGGAACCTACGGCGACAACAGCGCCAATTTCAACAATGACAAGGGCAAGCATTAACTTGGCGATTTTAATTACTTTAGAAGGCATACCTTAATTTTACCACGCAAATAAAAAAGCCCCAGTTGCCGTCTTCCCCTACGGCTTCTGAGGCTTTCTATGGTACTGACCCTATAGGTGTACTGAATCATTTGCAAGCGCTGTGTACGCCACCGCATCAATCCAAGAATCTTCATGCGATGGGTCGATACTTGCTCTTACCAGTTTCAGTGCAGCCATCATAGCTTGTACCTGGAACGGCGGTATAGGTTCTCCAATCCCGATGATGGAAGCCCATGCCATTCCAATACGGCGAGCGGTCTCAGTTGCATCGCCGTAAATCTCTTGTCTTGCTCCAGTAATAAGTTCGTTTGCTGTACCTAGAGTGCTAGCAGCTTTCTCGTACATTCCATCTCCTATACAACTTCCATGTCCGACCAGAAGCGCTTATCGTGTTGTCCGACCAGCATAGTCAAAGTTCCAGGAGTTGACCATACCCCAGCCATGTCTAAATACCACTTGGATCCGCCATCTAGTGACGGACACTGCCAGCGCCACCAAGGTCCCATGTCTTCGCCCTTAACGTGATGCTTGTGCGCTGTAAACCATAGGCGTGGTTCTACGCCGTAGTCCCGCAACAAACGTATTGACTGACCGCGCAACCAATCCACTTCTTTACCTTTAATTGTGTGACCATGAGTAAACGCGCAAGGCACACCAGAAATGTCGTACTGCATACTCATTTCATCATGGGGGATAACCCAACGATCTACGTGGTCAGTATCAGCAAAGATACGCTCCAAGGTATTAGCTAAGAATCCGTCAGCGCTATCGGAGTCAGAGGTTACTTGCTTTCCTCCGCGTCGCATCCATTCACCATGGTTAGATAACACCGACAAGAATGTTGTGTGATCTGTTAGTGGCGCTAATGTCTTGATACCGGTAGTCCACAAGTCCAGCGCTAAAAGTAGTTGTTCGCGCTGTGTAAGTTCTACTGTAAATAGCTGCGAAGAATAGTTGCCATCGCAACCCTCGGTTGGATCACCCATGTTGGAGATAACTAGTCCCTCGATGTTTCGACCCATCTTTTTAAGTTCTTTAATGCGTTTTTCGGTCTTTTCAAAAGACTCGTACACGCGGTCTACAGTGTCAACGACACCGCTTTTACCAAGCTGCCAGTCTGCCCAATGAACCACGAATGATGATGGTTCTCCGAGACCAGTTCCTAGTGTCTTCCTGATTGGCTTCCAGCGCTCCACAGAAGCCCGTAGAGCGTCGAACTCGTCCTTACTGATGCTCGCTTCGGTACGCCTCTTAAAGATCGCCTTGTAGCTGTACATCCATACCGTGTCGCGGTCACCGTTTTCTAGGCGCTTGGACTGTTGCCACTTTGACATGCGTACTTTGTCGCCTTCGACTTCAAATACGTCAGGATCTAGCCCAAAGGATTTAAGGATTGGCGACCAATCTTCACCGATAGGTTCGGTCAATGGTCCGGTAGTAAACTCACCGCCGTCTAGTCCGATCTCAGCGCGGGGTTTTTCTTGCTTCTCTAGGTCAAGGTTATTTAACTTATCTTCAAGGCTCATTGTTTATCCAGGTGATTTTGGCGGTGGCGATACACCGAATTATGGGAAACGTCGTATCCTTCGCTTTTAAGGATGTTTGCAATTTGTTTATCTGTGATGCGCTGTAGATCATTCATGGGAATGGACATAGCGCCTATGATTGCTTGTTTATCTTCTTCGCTTAATTGCTCTAGCACCGAACACATGCCACAACCTTTGCCTACCTTGTTAGGCACAACGCTAGCTAACTTATCTGCAATTGACATTCATCATCTCCATATCAGGAATGTTGTTAAACACCCTAATACAGAAAGTGCTATTTACGCAGTAATGAAATGACTAAATCTAGTTGCGAATCAGTGTGGTCTTGGCGTAATTCCAATTTATCCAATTTCCGCGCTACATCTGGGAGGGATAATCCCCCATTACTAGAGGGGTGGATTGGGCGTGTCGCTTCTTTAATTTCTCTACGCAACGGGTTAAAAATAAAGAATCTTCCTAATCCACCAAGAGCGGTCACTAGTAAAAGTATAAACCCGATTACCTGGGAAGCCTGCCCAGCTGCGTCTAGGATGTTCATTACGTTTTGATAATGAACTTAAGTGTGAAGTATGGTTGCAAGTTACCGTTAGTTGCAGAAACACTTGATGCGCCAGTAGCGTCTGTGCTAGGTCCACCAGATGTTTTGTTGTTTGTACCAGTACCGTCAACAGTTACGCTGGTTGATGCAGTGTGGCTGTGACCTGCGCTTGTTGCTGCGCCAGAAAGAACTGAAGCGGCAATTGAAGGAGCGCCATCTGAGCCAATGCCTTGGGCTGCTGTTTCTGTGTAGCTACCTGTGCCGTGGTCATGTGTATTAGTTCCAGAACTTGAACCAGAAACATCGTGAGCGTGGTCTCCGCCAGAAATACTTGTTGAACCAGAAGCAGTGTGACCGTGGTTAATGTCTGTAACGTGAGTGTGTGCGCTCAAGGTGTGGGTGTGCGCTGCGGTGCTTGTCTTAGAACCACCGGTTCCCTTAAGAGTACCGAAAGCATCATCGCTAGTCTTAAATCCAACAGGAACAAGACCCTGCATGTCAGGAACAGTTGCGCCTACAACCGCAGCAAGAGCAGTGTAACCAGAAGTTGATTGACCATTACATTCCAACCAACCAGCCGGAACTGTAGAAACAGGCCACATAGTAATAGAACCAACTGGAGTATTGGTATTCAACTGAGTTTGAATAGCAGATGTAACGTTATCAAGGTAGCCAATTTCAGTAGAAGATACGTTACCTATAGAAGTAGTAGATGGAAGAACTACAGTTCCAGTAAATGTAGGACTTGCAAGGGGCGCTATAGATCCAGTAACGCCGTGAACGTTAGTTACAGCGTTAACGTGTTCGTTAGCTTCGTCGGCATCGGTAGCAGACCATGAAGGCCAGATGGTTGCGCCAACGGCATGAGCGCTAGCAGTAGTTTGGTCTTGGCCGCGATCTCCATCAGTAATAGTTACTGTTAAACCAGAACGGCTTGTGCATAAGATTCGTTCTTCTTGCGCGGTTCCAGGATCAACGGTTACCCAGAATTTATTAGTTCCTACTGGCCAGTTTGTATTACTTGCAATAGTAAAACTAAGGCCAGTAGAAGAAAGACCAGTGCCAGTAAGGGTGGTTGGTGTACCAGCTTTATATTCTCGACGTGCCATTTATAACCTCACAGGATTTCTCGGAGAACGGCAACGAAAGTTCCTTGGAAGCCGCTAACATTAGAGCGTTTTTCAGGGAGCCATTGGAAGTCGTCCATTACTACTGTATACGAAATTTCGCCCTCTTGGTAGGAGAACGGTAGTTGCTGCCTATGCAAATCAAGCAAAAACTCAAAATCAGCGCCAGGATTGCCAGACCAATCGCGGTCAGCAACATTTATAGAATCAAACAACATTACTGGAACAGAGAATTTACTTACCCTTTTTGGAGACGGGTAAGAGCGAAGCATAAATCCAGTGCAAGTTACATTTGCTCCGACTAGAACGGCAGGAGCAATATCGCCAAAAGTAATTCGAATTTCAAAATTTCTTCCTTGATCTCCCACAAAGAAATCTCCAGAATAGATAGATCCTGTAGTGCCAGAAGATCCAGACAATAAAAAATTTCCAGAATCTACTGAGTGCGAAAGTTTTAATACATTGTTAGAAGCTAGAGGCTCCATTCTGGCATCCATAAAAGCGGCGTACTTAGTGTCAATAATTCCATGAGAAATTAAACCAGTGTCTAAAGTAGCCAATGGAACTTTAGCGGTAATTTCGGAAAAGATTCCTTTTGCTTTAACTGCAAATACGCGCTTGTTATCGTAAGTAACTACAGATACAACATCACCCAGAATAGGATCAGCAGCTATCTGACTTGAAATACTTAAAGAAGTTTTTAGCGTTGGCTTTCCTGCCATAAGATCTGATGCGTAAGCAGGAGTTAAAGTAGCCGTAAACTCGGCAAGATCCATGCGACCAAGACCGCTAGATACAGCATCGTAATTACCCCAACCAAACCATACAAACCGATCTTGACCTTCAGAACAATAAACAGGTTGGTTAGTTTGAATAAGACCACCAATTGTTATGTAGCCGTTAGTGTCAGTGTTAGCAAAACGAACACCTTTGTTAGTTCCAATAATTAAGTAACCAAGGTAACCGTCTAGGTGCAATACCTTTTCATCGTCTGGAAGTTCGCCAGCAACAATTCCAGCGCTAAGTGCTGTACCTTCTGCGGTAAGAGTTACCTTGAAAATTATTGATTTATCTCCGCTGAATCCAGCAAAATAATGGTATCCACCAACGCCAGTAGAAGAAGTCCAAGTAAACCCTAATGTGCTTCTGTCAATAACGTTAGTTACAGTTCCAGCCCCAGAGATTGTGTGAACTTTACCATCGCTAGTAGAAGCGAATAACTTTCCCTTGTTGAACCAAATCCCAGTCCAAGTTCCTGCAGGTGGATTAGCAAATGTAGTTGCAGCGGTTGAAGAAGTATCTGTCTTCCAAATAGCATCGGTGTGCGCTATCCACACATTTTTTCCATCGGAAGCGATGCCGGCAGGAGCATTAGCAGGAGTTCCAGTAACCGTAGTCCAAGCCCATGCTCCAGAATTAGTCCCACTTGTATAACGAGTTGTGTTTCCGTTGTACCAATACAACCTAGATCCAGCTACTGCTAAACCAATGTTTGCATCCCCAGCTGCTCCGTTGCTTTGAGAAGATGCAGTTCCACCAGAAGTATAAGTATCAGATAAACCATTAGTCACAGTAAATTGCGTAGAAGTTGCAGTGGCAATAGTGGCGCTTGTTAGATTAAATCCTGAACCAGCAGTTCCACCAGTATTTCCAGTAGAAATTACACCAGTAATGGTTACGGTATGACCAGCAACAAAGTTGTTAAGCGCTGTATAAGTAATTGTTGTTCCATTTCTTGTGGCAGTAGTAATAGTTGCCGAAGAAATGTTTTTGGCTTCAGTGTCATTAAGGGCTTTTAGTTCACCCTTAGTCCAAACATCCATTCCTTTAGATGCGCGAAAGCGGTATGGGTTAGAGGTTTCGCGATCTGCGTGAGTCTGCCCAGCACCTGCATACCAAGAGTCAAAAGATCTACGCCAAAAGATTTCAGGAGATACCGAGGACTCTCCAGCAACTCTAGCGCTGTCAGCCTGGGTACGAAGCAAGGCAACTGAATCGCGACGGTATAAGTTTCCGCCCATTGGGTTATTAAAATCTAAGTTGTAAGGCTTGCCATCAATAGCAATTGGGAAGATAGATGGAACTAAATCAGTAGTAGCAACTACCGAAGTGTTAAGCGCAGCACCAAAGTAAGCGCCAAGGCTTAGACCATAATTAGCGTTAACCACTACGCATCCTTAATGATCGGGTAGAAACCGTCCAACCTTTGCTTCTCAGCGGTAATGCGCTGTTGACGTAGCGCTATCAAAGCTCTTACTGAAGTTGTTGAAGTACCGGCAGTAACTTCAGCTGCACGACGAGAATCGCCTTGAGATTCAACGAAGGAGCGCTTGATCTCTCGACCAGCCATTAGAGAAATAGCAGCGCCAATAGGAGGAATGTCCCAAGCGCTAGAAGGAATACCAGTTCCAATTTTGGTGGAGTATGAATTTGATAGTTGATTAAATCCCTTGCGGTAAGTCAGATGTAAGCGATCACCTGTAGCGCCAGCCCAAGTGTCGTACAAGAACAAAGCCATTCCTGACTCAAATCCTTCTTCTCCAGTTGGAGCGCCCTTGACAATGCGGAACTTGTGGCTTGGAATACGAGTCCATTCCTTGAAACTACCTGGATTCTCTACTCGGAGTTCAATAGGAGAGATCATGTTTGGCGCTAGGGATAGGTCATATCCAACAAGCGCTGAATCGTAAGTAAGTTCAGTTGTACCAATTTGGAATAATCCACTGGCAGGAGAAGACAGGTCGTTAATGTCTTCGTTCAAAGCGCGCAAGATTTGAGCATCTGTAAAGCGCGGAGCCACTCGAACAATTGTTCCAACTGGCCAATCTTGATCTGTTGTGCCATCCCATGAAGCTTGAACTGTAGCGGTCTTAAGGGTTGTGCTTATTTCCCATACGTAGAAAGTGGAAGTTCCTACGCTGAGTACCTGTCCTGGACGAATACCAGCTATGTCAAAATCAAATGCCATAGTGCCAGAGCCAGCAACGTAGGCGGTCTTTAGGCGGTTTAATTGCTCTTGATGGCCTGACATGAGCCGGAATCGAGTTCCCTCAATCCAGTCTTGTGCGTTGGTCATACTTTAGCCTCCTGAGCCTTTGGTGCAACAACAGGCTCTAGCACCGATTTTCCTGTTAAGTCCTCTACAAAGTTTACCGCTTCTTCGACCATTTTACCTTGACCCCTGTATGCAGTACCGCTCTCGATCTCAAAACGGGTCGTAGCGTCCCGTTCTAGGTCTCCTGCACCGTCGATACCCCTCGGTTGGTAACCTTGGTCTCTGAGGCGCTTATAGGCTGGCATGTCTCTATTCCAGCGCTTCTCGCGAGCCTCTACCTCTTGGAACTTAGGGTTGCTATTTACAGCGCCAGGGTTAAGTTGTACCGAGGAAACCTTGCACATAAAGCACCCCGCAACAAACTCTGGATGCACTTGTCTTTGGTGAATTGTCATGCAACAACCGTATAGCCTGCGGCTTCCAAAATGGCAGCTTCCCCAGCAGTTATGTCATAGACATGTCCACCAAGGTAAATGGTTACAGCGTTTCCTGGATCATGGTTCTCAACCACAGTTCCGTCAGCCTTGACGTATAGATTCTTGCCCTTGGGAGTACCTCGGTAGTACCGAAATGGCGCTTCGTCTTTAGCCCATGGGTAAACCGGTGGGTTATAAGAACCGATAGGTGGTTCAAAGGTAGGCATTACTTCTTCTTCTTCTTTTCGTTCCTCTTGCCTTTTTCGTAAGACTCAGAACCAACAGCACCTATTAATGCTCCAGTTTTAGCGCCGCTTTCACGACCTGCTTTTTTGGATTTTGCTACTAAGGTATCTATCCTTTTGCCAGAAGCAACCATGCCTTGTGGACGAGACTTCTTTTCTATCTTTACAGCAGTTCCTTTAACTGGGGAATACTTTGCACCACTAGGAGCTTGAGCAGTAATTGAGGCTTTCTTGCCTTGAGTTGCTTTAACTGTTTTAGTTACAACACCTTTTTTAGCGCGAGCCAAAACGTTAGCTTCTAGAATTTTTCTTGTTGCAGAAGCGGCACGAGCGCCTTTGACGGCTGCACCAATAGCGGCTCCACCTGGGATAAACGTTGCAGCGTTTAATGTTCTTTGAGTACGGGCTTCAAATTCTGCTTTACGCTTGGCGTTGGCTTTTGTATCTACAGTGATTTTGCCACCTGTTCGGGAACCCATCTTGGTGGTAGATGCTTTTGCCGTGGACTTCTTTACTGGTTTTGCAGCCATGTTATTTCTTCTTTCTGGCCGCAGCCATGTTGTCAATGAGATTTGGGTATGGTCGTCCAGCCTTCTTAGCGCGAGCTTTAGCGCTAGCCTTCTGCTTCGGCGTTAGCGCCTTGGACTTCATTTTAGGACTTGGCTTATCCCATACTTGCTTCTTCACCATTTCTCCTTATTAGCCCAGTATGCTGCGCTCATCTTGCCTTTAGCAATGTTCTTAGCGTGGCGAGCCTTGAATGACTTTTGACGCGCTGTTGGCTTCTTATCGCCAGTAACGCCTTGCTGACCAAAACGAATAGTCTTCACCTTGCCACCCTCTTTAGCCACAACGACGTGCGACTTCTTAGGGTGACTCGGTGTACGCTTCGGCTGGTTATAGCCAGAAACACCTGCACGTGCTAAACGTGGGTCCTTCTTGACTGCCATGATTTAAGGATTACCTCTTTTGTAAACACCAGTTGTTGGCTTTGGTGATGGCTTGCTACCAATAGTTGAACCTTTAGTGGAACCCTTAACTGGCTTAGTGTTTTTCTTCTTCTGCGCCTGAGTTTCCATTGTCTTGTTCTTAGCTTTAGTAGCAGCCTTCTTCTTTGCTGTTTCAACCTGTGCCTTAGTTGGCTTAGGATTTCCAGCAGTTGCCTTCATTGCAGTTGGATTAATACCAGTCTTTAAGTATTTTCTGTTAGAAGCAATTCCTGTACCAGTGTAGGCAGATAAAAGGCTCATTTTTTGTGAAGCACTTTCTCCTACTTTATAGCGTCCACTGCGCTGAGTGTTGCTTTTTTGATCGCTCCAGCTAAGATCTGAACCTGGAGCCTTGTAACCTTCTTGCTTGGTTCCGCCAACTGGCTTCATGTAATCTTTCGATACATTAGCTTTTGCTTTTGCTTTTGGTTTCATTGCCATGTTATTTTCCTTTTCCGCCAGCGCGCTGTTGCTTGTATGCAGTCATAGCGCCCTTGCTTTTTTTGGCGCTAGCCTTGTCCATTTTGGAAGTATAAGCAGTTCCACCAGAAGCAGTCTTAGCTGACTTACCGCGTACAGAGTTGTAGCCTTCGCGCTGGTTCATGTCGCCAACTTGCTTGGCCTTATTGCTACCGCGGGAAACAGTTACTGGAGCCTTCTTTGGCGTTGCTTGTACAAGTTTCATAAAGTCATTGAAAGTAAGGCCAGCGCGCTGTGCCGCAGATCCTTCAAATTCATTTCTTAACTTTTCAAGTTCATCTTTGCTAGCCATGATTACTTTTTCTTTGCTTTCTTTGTAACCATCTTCTTGCCAGACTTCTTTGCAGCAGCCTTAGCCATGGCCATACCTTTAGCGGTGTACGGAAATTCTTTTTTTCCTACTTTTGGCATTAACTTCTCTTTTCTAAAACTTGTGGATAAGAGTGTGGGGGGAGAGCCGAAACCCTCCCCCCGTTCTCAACTAGGCGTTAGTGCCGATTGAGGATGCAGATTCGATGCGACGAAGTGCAGCTTGGCGGAATACGCCATAGCCAACTAGGTGCTTCCAACCCATGCCTTCGAAACGACGAAGAGCGTCAGTTACAGGTACATCTACCATTACTGGGTTAGCTGAGTAGCCACCACCAGTTGAGTATGCCTTGGCAAGTGCCTGGCGACCCATGATAAGTGTTCCGTAAACGTCGATTAGTCCAGTTCCGTTTGAACCGTTACCAGCATCAGCGAACAATGGTGCGCGTGGTGATTCCATGAACTGTACGCCTTGGAATGTACCGATTACACCGTTGTAGATACCCGATGGGTCTGAGTAAACGTGTGGATCTGACCAGTTAGTTCCACCTGTAGCGCCACGGAAGTCGTAGCTTACGTCTGGGTGGATGATGCCCTTGTAGGCACCGTTGTATGTTGCAACGTTAGCGGAACGAAGTGCTGCAACAGCGCGACGTACATCGTTACCGGTTAAGGTATCGTCTGCGTCTACGTCGTTACGGTCTCCGTCTGCACCTGAGTAACGAACGTTTGTACCAGCCTGAGCAGCATTGCGAGCAATGGTGTCAATGGAGATACCAGCGTTGAAGCCAAGTACGTTAGCAACAACTGGGTTAACTGCCATGAACGACAAAGCGCGAAGCTTTGCAGAAGTCTGAACAGCGTTACCGTATTCAGCCAAGGTAACAGATACCTGAGCATCGTCAATTGTTACTGGAGAAACGTCAGTTGTTTCGCCTAGTGCGGATGTTGCAGCGGCAAGTTCGTTGAAGATAGTGAACTTAACTTCTGCACCTGGGTTTGTTAGGTTAGTTGTGCCAACTTCACATACGCTGTCGAAGAATAGTTCTGGGCGTAGTGAGAAGTAAGCTAGCTTTTCGTAACCAATTAGAAGCAAGTCAAGACTTGCGGTGTTAGTGGCGGTAATAGCCATGATTTAGTCCTTTCGAGACTGTAATTAGACTAAGGCTTTCCACTGACCAGGTTGCTCGTTATCAATCGTTATACCGTTCTTCTTTAGAAGTTCGATAATCTGATCTGGCGTTTCGGCGTTATTAAGCGCTGTGAACGGATCATCCATTGGGGTAGAAGCAGGTACAGCGCCCGCGCGTGATACGCGGTCAATTGCATCTAGTTCTTCCGCAGGAATAGCGTTCATTGCTTGTATAACTCCATATTCTTCAGCAGCGCTTTTGACTGCATCCAGTGTTGGTTCGCCATCGTATGCTTTCGCAAATAGCTTGCCTTGTGGGGTATCTAGGTCGATTCCAGCCTTAAGCATTGCTAGTTCGCGTCTAGCTGCTTCGGCTTCTGCCTTAGCACTATCAGCACCCTTAGCGCGCTTCTCTAGGTCTCTA